TATCATATAGTTCTTTTGGATTAGTTCTAAAACTTACTGATGATCCTTCTTTTTTACCTTTAGGAAACAAATTATTATATGCAATAATTTTTTCCTGCCAGTCTTCAAATGGAACTTCATTCTTTTTAATTCTTTTGTTTCGAATCAAAATATCTTCAGACTCTTTTAACAAGTGAAGACCTTTAGTTGTAATTACATAAGATGAACCAAACTCGTTTTCCTTTTTAGCAACAAAACCATGCATTTCTAATCTGTATAGTTCTGTTAAAGTATTCACATAATTTTGGTAACTATAACTCTTATGTAAACAGTGTAGCACAAACAACCCATTTGGAGTTGTTTCATTTTTTACGAGATGATCATAAAAGTCTTTCATGTTTAAATAATTTACTTGTGATGAAGAGAGTGTATACCCAACACTCTCTTCCTAAATATGTATGCATTATACTTCGCATCCTGCTCCTCCACAAGCAACTGATTCTCCAAAGTTTGTAGTATCAGCTACTTCAATTACTTTAGATAAATCAACGTCTTTTAGAGTAAGCATCATTTGTTCGTATTGTTCCTTGGTACAATCTTCAAATGGAGTTTGCTTATATGTACCACCATCATAAGGAAGTACAGACAATCCATTGTAGTATTCTTTGTTTGCCCACATCCATTCACCAACAATTTTCCATTCTCCAGGTCTAACAGAAACTGTACAAGATACATTGTGTGTATTTTGTCCTTTAAAGTGTCCAGGTTTTACCCAGTCTTTGGAAATTGTTTTTACTCTTTCAAGTAAATCTAATGTAGACTCGTGACGTGTAATTGCTCCTTCAGGTGCTTTTTGTGGAACAGAAATAACAGATTGTGAATTAGGATTAAAATATTCATCCTCAAGAAGTTCAGGATGATTAATTGCAAGATAGGTGTAGATAGCTTCGTTTTTACCTAAACGCATGCGACGAATATAATAATCATTGTGCCATGCATGAATACCAGAAGACGTACCTAATACAAGAGAAGTAGTACCAGCAGGTTTAACTGCAGTGGTTCTTGCAGCAACATTGATTCCAATTTTTTCAGCAATTGTCTTATTCATTGCAACTACATGTGTTGTAGCTTCAACATAGTTCAATTCCATATTAGATTTGGAAGCAATTCCTGTCATTGATACACCAAGTAATGCATCTTTTTCAGTGTTTTTTCTCCAGATATCACGTAAATAATGAAAATCTGTGTAAGATGCTTGCAAGGTTGCAAGAAATGATGCAGCACGTGCGCGACTATTCAAATCATCTTGATTAGTAATTTCACCCATATTTATTTCTACAAGGTTACAGAACTGATATGGTCGTAGTGCAATCTCACAACATGGATTAGTACCCCAGTCTTTATCATTAGTAAGATATATTCCAGGTTCCCCGGATCCAGATGCCTCGATTCTTTCCCATACCATATCAAATGTCTTCTTATCAATCATGTGACGTTGCAATACAACTGAGTTATTTGCTCTACCACGCTGTGGATTATTTTCCCACCAGTTACCAGCTTTACAATTTAGCATTTGCATACTATGTAAATCAAACAAACTGATCATTGCAGCTCTACGGATACCACCTGCAAGTACAGCATCTGCAATATGACACTGAATATCGTGACACTCGATGTCTGTAAGTTTTGAACCATCTTCTTTTTCACGAAGTATTGCTTCAATTTTTACTAACGCGATACGTAATGGTTCTGGTCCTGGAGCTTTACCACCTGCAGTAATTAATAAAGCACCTTTTGGTCTAATGTCTGACAAATCAAATTCAATATGAGATGTAACTCCTCCTGTATATGATTTGAACAAAGTTTTAACAGCATCACCCCATCCAATAATACTATCTTGAACAACATATCTTTTCTTTCTATTGTAATTAGGTTTTCTAATTTCAGGAAGTTTTTCAATATGATGTCCTTGTACAGAGTATCCTACTCCGGTTCCACCAAGTAATAAAAACATAGTCTCAGAAAAACTATGAATGCTGTCAACAGGTAAAAATGCACAGTTGTATATACGAGCATTGTTTAACTCAATTGCTCTACCACCAAACTGCAACGAACGCATTGATGGTAAAATCTTTTTGGTGTATACGAATTCATCGTATACGTTTTTAATTTCCACAGCCAGTTCAGGAAATTTACGAAGATGCATGTCACGATTGCGTGTTACCAGCTCTTGCCAGGATTCTCTACGTTCCTGTTCTGGTAAAAACTTAGCATACTTTGTATGCACAGTTATTTCGCTCAAAATTTGCTTGTCTAATTGCATAATGAGATTGGGTTTAAAGTGTTATTTATTAAGTGAATTGTGTTAAGATTTTCATTTTTTGCAGAAAATAGCTGATTTTTCTAATTTTTTCAGTCTCACTACTTCAAGATAAGGATAAAAAACAGCTTTTCAAAGCGAGAATGCAAATATCAAAATAAAAAATCAAATAGTAAATGAATTATATGGATATTTTTAAAGTTTTTAGTATATTAATAATGACGACACATACCAAGTATTATTATATATTAAATTTTTCATGAAAACGTACCTATTAAATGCATTAGCAGGACTGTTACTTTTCTTTTCACCAATCACAGGATTGGTTATTACTGTTGGGTTAATTGTTTTATTAGACACATTCACAGGAATATTTAGATCAGTAAAATTAAGAGGTTGGAGTTCTATTAGAAGTAGAATATTGTCTAACATTATTAGTAAAATGTTGTTGTATGAGATATGTATTGTCTTACTTTTTCCAATAGATGAGTTTTTGTTAAATGATTTACTTATTCGTCTTATTTCAGTGCAATATTTTGCTACTAAACTTGTTTGCATTGTAATAATTCTTATTGAAGGAACTTCAATTAAAGAAAATATAGAAGAGGCTCTTAATATAAAAATATGGAAGATTATTAAAAACGCCATACGAAGAGCAAGAGAAGTAAAAGAAGACGTTGATATAACAAACCCGCAAGAATGAAAAATATAAAACCATACTTTAATTATATATTAATAGGACTTCTTGTCCTAATAATTTTTCTACAAAGATCTTGTTCAGGAGATAAAGTAGTTGTTGCTGATCCTAAAGTAGAGATAAAATACGATACAGTTTACAAGCATGTGCATGATACTGTACAAAATACTGTATATCATACAATACATGATACTGTAAAACCAGATGCGCCAGAATACACTTCAGGTGAGCATATAGACACCTGCAGAGCAAGATTTAACTATTTACTTAAACAACACATTGCTCGAAGAGTTTATCAAGATACTTTAAAACTTGACAGTCTTGGAACTATTGTTGTAATTGATACTGTTTGGTTAAACAAACTTGGTAAAAGAACCAAAATATACGATTACAAAATACCTTTTGTGACAAAAACGGTAACTATAACTAAAGAAAAAGAACCTGTACGTCAATTATACATAGGAGGAAATATCTTTGGTGATAAAAATGCTGTTCAATTATTAACTCCAGGCGTATTATACAAAACCAAAAAAGACCAAATATACCAAGCAAATATTGGAATAAACTTTGACGGTACATTTACTTATGGTGTTGGAGCATACTGGAAAATTTCATTTAAAAAATAATAACCAATGGTAACAAGTGCACAATGTTTAAAAAAATATGGTGATCCTACATTAGAACGCAACATGATTCTATGGGATGTACCAACAGAATTAGAAATAGGTGTTATACCTAAAAGATTGTATTGTAACAAAGATTTAGTTGCGCCTCTCACGCAAGCATTTAAAAATCTTATTGCAACAGGTTTTGTAAAAGAACTAAAAACATGGGATGGATGTTTTAATATCAGAAAGAAAAGAGGTTTAACAAGCATGTCATTACACTCATGGGCAATTGCTATTGATGTTAATGCTGCATGGAATGGTCTTGGTAAAACACCAGTGTTATCTGCAGGATTTGTAAAATGTTTTACAGATGCAGGATTTGATTGGGGAGGTACGTGGACACGTAAGGATGGAATGCATTTCCAACTTGCGAAGATTTAGTAAACAACTGTTCTTTATAGTTAGTTGATTTCTTCTCTCTTCTGTTGAAAGACCCCCATTCCTGGGGGTTTTTCTATTAAAATATATACCTAATGTTTTTAGGATCAAAATACTCAGCATACAGTTTTTTAAAATCATCAATCATTTTTGCTTTTAACTGATATTTGTATCTAATGTTATCTGCAGCATATTGCGAATCTTTCTTTTCTTGTATTTCTGGTTTCCAGCACAAGGCGTTTACAGCGTCATCTGCGTTCTGATAAGATGTATCATTATACGTCAAGAAGATACATTCGCATGGTACATTAATACCTGCAGTTTTTAGTAACTCAAAAAGATTTATATACTCGTCTAACCATCCTTCTTCATATATGATAGGACTAAAATTAATATGTACTTCCATCTTCTCTTGCAGCTTAGGAATCATTGCAATTCTATCAGCAATACTATCTGTATTTGGTTCCAGTACATCTGCATATTTCTGAGGCATCAAACTTACTCTGATCCTGTGTTTACCAGGAACCAGAGTATAATCATCTAATCTAAATTTAGTAGGATACTTTGTAGCAAAAGTGCTTTTTAATTTTGGATGCGTGTTAAAAAACTCAAACACTTGTTGCCACTGGTAATATTTACCATGTAATGCTACATCCGTACTGCATCCAATATCAATACAGTAATACTTGTCATCAATTTGATTAGGTATCTTAGGCATTGGCTGTGGTTCTGCCCATTTGTTTATAGATGCTAATATTTGTTCTGTGTTTTCATTTAGAAATAACTTGTTGTTGTTAAATCTACCTACATAACAATACGATTTCATGCATCCACCTAAACATCCATAAATAAAATTGGGAGAAATAGCATCGCTACTCCTCCCATTATCTCTGGTAACTAAAGTTTTTGTTTTCTGTTTTTTTATTTCCATTATCCTCTTCCGCGTTCTTCAGGATACAATAAAGTAGCAAAGTCAGATTGCCAAAACTCTTTACTGTCAACATCCATGATTGTAAGTTTACCATTCCATCCAGCACCTGTGTCCAGGTTCCATAGATTTCCATACTGATTAGGTCCATCATTTTCTGCAGTGTGTCCAATGTAGATTTCTTTAAATTCTTCAAGTGCTTTGAACTTACCATTTCTTGACATCTTGTTACCAAATGCAGATTTAGCACCCATTAATAAACTTCTGTCCCAATGACATTCTTTAGCAAGACTTCCTGCATTTACTGACAACATTGCACCACGTGGAAATCCTTCCATGTAATCCCATCCGCCATGAATAAACAATCTGTTTTCATCATCAATGTAATAGTCTATTTGGTTTTTCCAAAAATCTTTATGAGACTGTTCAACAAGTTTACCAGTGCGAACATAACCTTCCATAGTCGCAGCACCACCTTGCGCTGACCAAATAAGAGGTGTTCTTCCGTATTCAAACCAATCATAACACCAAACGTCATGATTGCCTCGTATGGCAATCAAATTTTTAATTGATAACAGAGTGTCAACACACTCAGAAACCTCGCTCCAACCGTCTGCAATATCGCCAAGCGATATTAATTTGTCATTTTCTTTATCGAATCCTGATTTCTCAAGACATTGTAGAAGTGCACGATGATTACCGTGCACATCTCCTATTACAAATGTTTTCATATTATATTTTCTTTTGTTAGTATTTCTCTAACTTTTGTTACAAGATCTTCAATAGAACCATCATTGATAATTTCATAATCAAACTCAGCATCATCTAATGCTGTTTCTGAAGGATGCAAAGCTTCATTATTGTTATCATCTTCATCCCATGTCCATAACTTAAATGTTTCAAACCAGGTGAATCCTTCATTGATAGCCAATTCTTCCCAAACACCATCTGATAAGTCAACATAACCCATATCTTTAAGTATGGATTTAACTTTCTTATCTGAGTATTTAGCATTATTGTTTCTAACCACTCTAATAGTGAGTCCACCTTTCTCTACAATAGCTTCCATCTCATTAGGAAATCTCATGTCTGTTATAATCCAGTTTGGATACCAATCTTTACTTCCATCACTCCATAGTCTATAATCAGCAAACAAAGCATTTACCCATACATTTGTATGTAATCCATCACGCATTGCTTCTGTACCAAGTTTTTGAAGAAACTCTCTGTATGTCATTTCCCACTCAAGACCCATATGTTTTTGTTTAAACTCTTGGTCTTCAAATTTCTCTACAGGAATACCTGATAGTATACTGCCAATTTGTTTTAGTTTACCAGCAAACTTTTTGATTTCAAATACTTGATCTTTATTTGTTAAACAAAGACCTCGTATAATTTCTCCAATAGTGTCTTTACCAGATCCTATTTTACCATTTATACCTATAATCATCTTATAAAGAATTAATCATTTCCCAATCTTCAGCGATTGTATCAATTTCGTCAGGTTGCCAATTTGGATCAATTGTTCCTTCTGCATTTTTTAACTCAATAGTTTTACCTTCATCTGCACTATAAAGAAATTCACCTCTTGTTTTCCATTCATTTCTGGTTACAGTATTACCAGTTTGCAAAAGTGATAATGCTTGGTCAAGTTTTAAATTTTTTGTCATTACTTTAATTGTTTTGTTATTGATTTTATTCTGTCTCTTACCGATTTTGAATCTATATCGATATTGTAATATCTACGTAGATATCGCTTTGTAAAC